TAACTAAATCCATTTGATTAATTTCCTTGAATGTTCTAAATACATCTTTTACTGGAATTGGATCATCGAATTGTTTAGCATCTTTAATTTCTATAAGTTTTCCACCTACATAACCCCATTCGTCTAGTGCATCAATATCTTGTACAGAACCTCCATCAGCTAAAATCTTATCCCATATTGGTTTCGTATCAAGACCTATCTTTTTGAAGACTTTCTCTAGTTCAAGGTTCTTTCTAATGAATGTTCCTTTAGCAGATTGATCTGTATAGATATTTGCTGGAACTGGTTCAATACCGCTAGATACTCCACCAGCTAATTTAGCATTAGATACGGTCGGAGCAACAGCTCTTAAGTGAGTGTTTCTAAATCCAGTATCTACACACCATAATGGCTCACCATAATGCTTTGCCATATCTCTCGATGCTTGTTCAGATTCAGTCTTAATTTGACCAAAGATCTTACGTGTTTCGAATTGAGCTGGTAAACCTTCAAACGGAATTCCTCTCTGCTGTAAATAAGTATGCCATCCAAGAACTCCAAGACCTAATGCTCTTCCTTTCTCTGCAGATCTTACTGAGTTTTCAAATCCTTGTCTGTATTTTGCTTTTTGTATGAATTCTTCTAATACACCATCAAGGAACCAAGTCGCTGTATAAATAAGATCAGTGTCTTTCCATTCATCATATCTTGATAAGTTTAATGAACTTAAACAACATACAAAACTGTGACTCTCATCTGTGTGTAATACAATTTCTGAACATATGTTAGTCATAAATACTTTAAGACCATTTTTCTTATATGCTTCTGGATTGTTTTTATTAACATTACCCTTATACATAATATAAGGTTCTCCAGTTTGTCTACGTTTCTGTAATAATGCTGCCCATTTAGTTCTTGCAGTTTTATCTCCAATCTCTAATTCTCTCATAAACTTGTCACCAACTAAAACAGCTTGATGTAAATTTAATGATTGTCTGTTCACATCACCTTTAGGTTCTCTAATCTCTAACCAATCTAGAAAGTCATTATGTTCTATATTGATATTAACACTAGCTGCACCTCTCCTAACACTTCCTTGGCTAGTTGCATGAATCGTTGAATCAAATATCTTACAGAATGGTACAACACCGTCACTAGTTCCATTGTCTGCAATAACTGCTCCAGCTGGTCTAATTTGATTAATACCAATTCCTACACCTCCACCGTGTTTAGCTAATAACATTAGTTCTAAGTTCTTACGACCAATGTCATAAATAGAATCTGCAATGTCAATACCAAAACAAGAGATCGGTAAACCTCTTTCAGTTCCTGTGTTTGATAAAACAGGAGATGCTAGATTTAGAAATCCTCTCCAGATATAATCAAAGAACTTAGTTGCCATTTCAGGTTTTTTAAGTCTCATTGCAACTGTTGTTGCAACTCTCCAATATGCATCTTTAGGAGTTTCACCCTCTAATAAATAACCGTTGGATATTGTCTGTATATAGACTTCGGTATTTGCCCATGTTGGGAAATCCACTCCTAATTTCCAACCTAAGTGTTTTGCTTTGTTTTTCATAAATATTATTGTATTGTTTTAGTTTCTAAAATATATCATCAGCATCCCAGTTGTCACCTTCGCTTGCTTTTGAATAATCAGTACTTCTTATTGCAAAGAAATCTGTATGGGTTACACCACCTGTAAGATGATAGAACCAATCTAATTCTGATGCTTTTTCAACATCTACTTCGAATACTGCATTATATCCAAGTTCTACTAACTTTTCATTAGTTCTTTGTTTAATAAATTCCTTCAAATCTTCTTTCTTGAGATTTTCAAGATCTCCCAATTCGAACATCTTATCGATAAACGTCTCTTCTAATTTCACAATGGCATGGGCTGCTTCAATAATAGATTCTTTTGAATCTTCATGTAAACCAGGGTACTCTTCGCACATGTGATTAAATAATTGACAACCCATTTTTGAATGTAATGACTCATCACGTACTGACCATTTCATTTGTTGACCAATACCCTTTAGCATATTTCTCATCTGAAAACTATAAAGTACAGCAAATGAGCTATATAGACTTACACCTTCAGCAAAAGCACTAAATATTGCTAAGCTTCTCGCTACATTTTTTCTAGCATCAGGAGATTTAGCTAAATCTTTATATGTATAATCACCTCCAGCTTGCATTAAATACTCAAACTTATTAGCAGTAGAAGGTTCATGTAAGAACGCTTCGTAGTCTTCAAGTTTCAAAGTTTCATTAAGATATGAATAAGCAACTGCATGGATAGTCTCTTGACTTCCAAATATCATTGCCATTTGTCTAATCTCATGCTTTGGGAACCAATCAGTAACCATATTAGTCCAGTAATCAGAAACAGCACATTCAGTTTGAGCAAATCCTAATAATATATTTCCTACTAGATTCTTTTCATGTGGAAGTAATTTCTCTTTCCAATCTTTAACATCACCTTGCATTGCAATCTCTGTGTGTAACCAGAAAGCTTGAGCTTGTTTAAGCCAACCTTCAGTATAATACACTGGATATTCAAACGGTTTATAATGGATACGATCTTCAAATATTTTGCTCATTTTCTATATGTGTATATGTTTAGTTTAATTGATAGGGTTTTATATATTAATGTTCGTTGTTTGTTTCACTTGTTTTCGCAAAAATATCAACATATTCTGTTTCTTTCCACCCTTCTATAATATACATCTTCATGTGTCCACTTAGGTCATCCTTAATGACTGTCGTACATTCTTTTAGTTCGTTAGATTTGTTACTATATAATGTAATATCAATGAACCAGTCAGGATAATGTTTCTTACTGTTCATTGATTTGTTCGGTGCTACTACAAGATAGTTCGGTGAACCTTTCTTTGCATATTGCTTAGGTGATAATACTTTTTCTTTCATATTATTATTATTTTACATGAACATTCCGTTTCTCCAGTCTAATGTACTGAATACTCCAGGTAATGCGATTTCTAATTCTTCTCCAATTCTTGTTGCAATATCTCTTACTTCTTTCTGAGCATGATCATCGCATCTAACATTCAAGAATCCTAACAAGTCTCTTAAAGTTGCGGTAACGTGAATTGTTGTTTTAGTACATAGTGGTAAAATATCTCTAGCACATTCTTTAGCAACTCCTTGTTCTATTAACGTATTATATAGATTCTCTGTCGTTATAAACAGTTCTTCAATTGCAGCTCTAGCATTTGTTGTATATTGTTCACCATCATGTCTTCCACCCCATTGAATTTCTTTCCATTCAGGATTAAAAGTCTCAGTACTACTTTGTCTATTCGTAGGATGCTCTCGTCTAATATCAATATCTTCGAATCCTACTGGTTCAGAATATCTCAAACTCCACTCTTGTCCGTTTAGACTCCTATGTCTAAAGATTTGAGCTGAGATACTTCGTCTTGTTTCGATTAAGAATCCAAAAGAAATATGTTGAAGTGGACTCCAGTGTTTGTTATCCATTAGGTATTTTACAAGTTTACCATTATCTTCTTTAATAGCTCCATGTCTTGCAATTGCAGCGATTACAGATCCATTGTCAAGATCTTCATATCTTCCAGCTCCTACTGTTTTACTTATTAATTCTACTTTCATCTATTTAAATGTTTCTATGTTCTTATTTGTTTTTACGAGTTCTGTGAAGCTACCTAAATACTGTGTAGCTTTTACTGTTAAGTTGTCTATCCAATGATAATTACCACCTCGTGGTTTTCCCATGATTAAACCATGAAACTTGAAGTCATGTTCATTCAACCATGTTTCTGTTATATCTCTGTGTAGTTCTTCTCTTGCCGTAAAGAAATAGATCTTGTGACCTTCGTTATACCATTTGGTTAACCGTTCCTTTGCATCTGGAAATACACGTGCTGTGCTATATCTTTCCCATTCTTCGTTTGGTATGTCATCGCAAATAGTACCATCAATGTCTATTAGAAAGTTTTTTATATCGACTGTCATATGTTTTATTTAAAAATGTTCTTATTTGTTTAGTCTTTCGTTTATTCTTTCTCTAATTATTTTTGCATCATTTGATCTAACTTCGTAATCATTCATTAGATCTTCGGGTACATCATTCCAAGCTTCAATATAATTTTGCACATTAAAACCTCGTTTAATACATTCTTCATATAAGATAACATATCTCTTCCTAAGATATAATAGCTTATTATAAAAGAATTTAACATGCCCTGTGCCTAGTTTAAATCTATCTGGTATTCCATCCATATTATATTTACCGTTAGCAACACAATTTGGTATTCGCTTAATTTCTCTATGCTCAGCTAGTAAGTGTTTATTAACTAATTCAGCTGGTGGTATACCTACGTTTATTCTTGTCATAGTTGTTTATTTAAAATGTTCTTTCTCCTTCATAAACAGCTTTCACTGTAGGAAATCTTAATGAATGCGTTCCGTTTTGATTGGTTGTTTCTTCGAAATACTGCACGTTAATTGTTTTACCCATTAGATCTTCAGGGTGTGCGTAATAATGTCTCTTTTGTTCATGTGAGAATCCTGAACCAACTCCAACTCTATTACCTTTATGCTCTATCACCACATTTCTTAACATCATCTCTTCAACTTCCTTACCATTTACGATAACTCTGTTTAAATCATGTTCCATATCTATCACTGTGTATTCTGCATCAAAAAACTTCTTAACTTTCAATAAGTCTTTAGTTCTCTTTCCTTCATATGATACGTCTTTACGTAACATCAAACCTTCCCAGTTATATTTAGCTGCATCATCAACATAAGACTGTAGTGTCTCGTCTCCATCAACTAATATTTGCTTTAATGTTGTTAGGTTAGGTGAATTTAGATCATTGAACACTTCTAAGTTCTTTAATCTCTCACTCAATATAACATCGCTTTCTTTTCTTCTGAAATCATCTAATGTTAAGTAATCAAATAAGATGTATTTTGGATTTGGCATACTATAATCCTTACGTTTTATTTGTTTAATAACTCCTTGGAAATCTTCATTTCCATCTTCGTCCATTACACAAACCTCACCGTCTAATACTACGTTACTTAATCCAAGACCTGATAATTCAGATGATAGTTTACCTAGTGTTTTGAATTCTTTACCCGCTCTAGAATAAAACTTAGCATCTCCTAAATCATCGATTATACATAGACATCTCACACCATCAAGTTTACGACTCATATACCAGTTGTCTTTCCAGTTTACTTTCTTTTTAGTCTTTTCGTCGTAAGATTGTGCTAATACCACATCAAATGTAGGTATTAATTCTGGAAGCACCTTGTTAATCATAGAGATCGTTGATCTCGTCTTAAGGTTTCTATCAATAATATTCCAAAGTAAGTTCTCGTACTCTCCATGATCTTCTACGAATCTATTGTAAGCCTTTATTGCTGTATGGCCTGTGATAGATCTCGTACTCAATGCATCTAATAGATCTGTGATACATTCGTAATGATTAATACCTGCAACTAAATCACTTCTCTTCTTGCAGTTCTTTGATGTAATACCATATTGTCTAAACGTATCGTATGTATAAACTAACATTGTTTTTACATCTTCATTGTCCTTAAAGTCTTGTATTGTTTTAAGTTTATGTAGATTTGCGTTTTGTTCGTTTGATACGTTAACAAATTCTTGTAAGTCCTTTAGCATATTATAGAGATTGTTGAAGTTTCTGGATTTGTTTTTTAATTGAAACAGTCTGTGGTGTTACCATCTTTAATCTTACGATCTCTGTGATAATCTCTTCTTTGGTTAGTTTTTCCATGAGCTAGGTTGAAGTTTAGTTAGTATTAATTGGTTATAAGTAAATATAACAAAAAAACCCGAGACTAAAAAATCTCGGGCTGTTTTTTTTTAGTATATTATCATATTTTATATACTAATTATATTATGTGATTTATGTTTGTTTCATTTAGTAGTAAACATCTTAGATAGTTTCTCAATTCGACCTTTACTATGAATTATATAATTCCAAGCAACTATTATAATCATGTATGATATTTCAAATATTGCAAGACCTTGAAATGGTATCATTAAGATTGAAGTTAATAGTAATAATAATCCAGCAACTACGCTAACAGCTCCTTCCTTTAACTTTGTTTCAAGTTTCCAAAAACCATACATGAATATAAATACCATATAAGAAATAAAGAATAGTGCTGCGACTAAACCATGAAGACCTCTAAAGACTTCAGTTATAAACGCGGTGAGTACTAATGATGATGTTGCTATGTTGATTATATAATAAAGTATATGCGATCTAACACCAGTATATGTCTCCTCGATCTTCTGTGTACCATGTAACCATATACCAATTGCAAGTACAATTAAATATACTGACCAAATACCAGCAGTACCAGGATGTGTGCCAAAATCTGAGAGAGCGTCTGTATAAATAGACCAATCGCTAACCATGAAACTCGATATTAAGGGTATTATAAGTGCTAGAATAAACGAAACCTCAATCCATTGTCTCTTAATTTTACGTATTTTATCTAAATCAAGACTAGGATGTTTTTTCGGTAGCGGCATGTTTCTTCTTTACTTTATTTGAGATTGGTAGTGAATGTCCTTCTTCGTCTATTCTGACAAATTTCATGTTAGTGTCTAATATAATACTCTGTTTTCCTGAGTAAACATTATGACTTCTTGCCTCGATCCTCAATGTAATAGAAGTATCTCCTATATGTGCAACCTCTCCATATATTTTTAGAAGTTGACCTTGCCGAGCAGGCCTCTTAAATATACATTTGTCTATTGATACTGTTACCATTCTAGGGGTATCACAGATCTGAACTGCTAATGCCGCTGCTGAAGCGTCGATCCATGCCATAAGTTTTCCACCGAACAGATTTCCATGAAATCCAATATCTGATGTTTTGACGATGTGTGTTGAAATTAATTCCAATTGTTTGATATTTTAGTTTTTAAAGGTTTATTTAATCTGATTCTCTTACTAATGTATCTAACTTTGTGAATAACATGACCCTTGTCCACATATTGAGTTCTTCGTCGAATTCAAAATACCACATTAGGCTGTCTTCGCAGTAATTATAACATATTGATGTATTATCTTCAAGTCTCCAGCATTGTATGCATGAAAATTCTCTTTTGTAGTCAAAAACAAGCCAGGACATCGTGATACAACCACCATCGAATTGAGTGTAAACTCTGTCTTTTTGTAAAATAAATTTGGTTACTGCTAAATCTTCGAAATCTATAAGATAAGTACTACGAATGGAATTATATGTGCCAACGGCCATATATTGAGATGTAAAGAATATTTCCTTTCCATTGTTTAATACTACTCGAGGAGTTTGCGACAATACATTCAAGTTATATGCGAGTGTGAGCAGTGTAATTAGAAGAATTCTCAACATATGATGTAGGTTATTTTTGAATGTATGAGTTAAAATGAAGCACTTAATATCGTAACTCTGATATTATATATATTTGACAAAGTAAATTGAATGTTCAAATTATGCGCTTTTATGCACATTTATTCGCTTTTTTTGCAAATAAATCACATTATTTTAATTAATCCCACCATTGTCTTAAACCGGAACCATCGAACCATTCGTCATATGTAGCATGTTCATCGGGCTTTGCATTTCGTAATTCGTCAATATCTTGTCCTTTTAAAAGGTCCATTAGTTCGATCCATGTTTCAGCTTCCATAGTATCGCTCCTATCAGATATTAATCGATTCGCAGCTTTAACTTCTGGTTGTTCTGGTGCTTCGTCATCAAATGAACGAGTAGTGTTATATTCAAAACCTAATTCGATCTCAGCCAATTCTAAGAAACTACCATTAACATGATGGTCTAATAACTCTACAGTTCTTCGCATGGCTTTTATCTTTTTAACTCGAGTCGTTCGTACTTCAGAGCCAAACTCGTCCATATGATCTGCAGTTAACTCAATACCTCTCCGTAATAAGTCCATTGGATATGAGTGATCCCAAACACGATAAGCATACAGCTCCTTACGGAACATCCATATTGTTTTAATGAAGCGAGGTATATCATATCTGAATGTTTGATATATTCTGTACCATCGTGTATTGTGTCTTCTCATCGTCTCTAGTGACTCATAAAATGTATCTGCGAATGTAACTTT